CAATAGCATACTGAGCACGAGTAGGGGATGGTAAATCAAGTTGAGCCCACAAAGCCTGCAAGAATAGTTTAAAATCGTCTCTAAGCAGGTCTAATGTGTTCATAAGTTAAATCCCAGGAAGATCCACTGTGTATTCTCCTGGTTGGAATTGCAGTACATCAGGTACAGAGCGTTGTAACATGTTAATTTGTTGACTACCAAAAGGTGGTTCGGCTGGTGCACCATAATCCATAGTCCCAACCATTTTAGCTACACCGGCAACTATACGTAATTGACTACCAATACGTGGACGTTGAATAGGAGGTTTAGCTTGAGGTCTGGTTGCTTCGGGTGGAGCTGTGTAACGAGTCCGACCTGTTGCAGGATCTATGTCCAGTGTAGGTCGTGCTCTACCAGAAATGTCTGGCATGTACTGTTGACCACCCACCATTTCATGAGTACTACGACCATATTCGGAAATATCCCGAGCCATCTCTTGACCACGTTGAGTGGTAATACGATGGAATTCATCAGCCAACTCAGGTGTAGCTGTTTGTTGAATTCTACGAGAAAATCCTCCAAGTTCTTGAGTACCTTTAAACTGAGCTTCTTCTGCAACTGATTTGAGAAGACGCTGATCTTCTGCAAACAAGCCTACAGCTCTAAGTTTATCTTGAAATGAAGCTCCCTCATCAAAATACTGTTTACCTTCTAAACCCAAATCACGCTCAATATTGTGAATACCTTGTTGGTGTAATTGAGTTAACATATCTAACCTGTTCATTGCTACATCACCAGGAACAATGCCAAATTTAGCAAATTCCCGATTCATAAGCAGTTTTTCAGCTGTAGATAGGTTATTAAAGAAAGCTCTAGCGTTATTTAAACTGGTGCCAGCATGGTGAGCTTGTTCATCTGGAAGTGTTGGGATGCGCTTTTTGGAACCACCTTTTGGGTCGATGCCAGTACGCATCCCAGGGTCACGCTGATTTAAATCGTCCAACTGGCGTTGAGTAGATTTAACCCTACCATTTAATGATTTTTTAGACCTTCTATCAGTTGCTGATTCTCTAGCTGCCTTTAAATCTTCAATTTTAGCTTCTAATTCAAGCCGTTTGCGAAGTAAATCAGGTGTTGCCATTACTTAATATGCGATAAAATAAGTTTTTCTCTAGGCGTATGCCCAAAAGTCTGCCTCATCCACGTGAGCCAGTTATTCGTTCCTTTGTTCTGATTACATTTCCTGCAGGATGGTACCAAATTTCTCGTTGTCGTTTCTCCTCCATAAAAACGAGGTATAACGTGATCAAGAGTAAGTTCATGTAGTTCATAAGTTTCTCCACAATAGACACATTGACAGTTGAAGTGTTCCTTGATGGCTTGACGCCACAGCCGTTTCGCTTCAGGGCTAGTCATGGTTATTAGATTTTGCAGGTAGTGATCAGGACTGGGGAGCAGCGGGGTCATGCTTTCTTGCCTTTACGGGCTCTATTTTTAGATGCAATTTCAAGGGTTGTAGATCCATCTTTTTTGTGGGATACATCTTTACCATCTCCATTACCATAGGTGCCACGTTTACGATTCTCTTTGTTGAGTTCGGTACGTTTCCGTATCTGTAAGGCGCTACTATCATACTTCTTTTGGTATGATTTATAGTTACCGTTGGCGTATTTTGGTCCGCTGTACTTAGACTTTCGGGCCATACAACCTCCGCTGTACTAGTTCTGGATCAACAGTTGGCATAACAGACACCAACTTATCAAGCGGATTACCTTCAAAGGCAACACCACTGATGTCATTTTTGGCTAGCCAGTCACACGCAGCCTTAAGGTCTTGTGTCGTGGCTTCACCGCTTTTAATTCTCTGTAGGAACTCGGTTGTGACGAGGTTATGAAGCTCGTTAAACTGATCCTCAGTTGCTTTTTTCTTCATTTGTCAAAGAGACAATGGGTACAATGTCTTGACACATTACCTCTACACGGCTACCGGGTCTAAAAGTAAACCCAGCTTTCATTAACTCTGCACACTTAAGCGCCCGTACTATTTCATAATCAAGACGCATTTTTTCTTCGTGACGTTTAGCTAGCTTTTTACACTGCTCAATCATACTACCATCAAGAGGGATGCTAAAGTTAAGTTGTGCTCCGTAGTTATTATTACGTGTGTAACTATCAGGCAAGACATCATTCCCCATGTAAAACGGGGAAAAAGTCATCGTTGCACCATTACAAGAATTACCCCCAGTAAACTGTTGTCTACTAGGGGCACCGTTGTTCTGGAATTGAACTGCTTGATTAGTTACGTTACCTGTAGCTGCTGCTACTGGGTTAGAGGTATTCTGAACTTTGGGGTCTTCTACTGCTTTAACCGGCGCTACTGTGAGAAGACAGAGAGCGAGGTAGTAGTAGAAGTAGTGTCGATGTCGCGGATAATGTTGTTGGTTTCCACGACCCCCGCTGCACGGGTCACAGTCTCTAGTTGAAACTGTTCTCCTGCGTTTGTCACCGACCAAGTAGTTGTAGAGTCGGTAATACTCCCGCTTGGGGTTACATTTGTTCCAGACCATGATGAGTATGCACCACCGTAAACTTCATTAGCGATAGTTTCGGTGATGGTTTGAGTGGTGGTAGTGGTAGACTGCATACTACCTTGAGTAAACTGAGGGGTAATGGATTGAGCCATTGCACCCATCGGAAACAGCAGAAGTAGAATTAGGAATTTCATAGTTGATTTTTATCCTTTTGATCTTTAGGGCGAGAGATTCCATATGATGCTAACGTTCCAGACAGCAATGAAGCTACGAACGTTGGATCCATCTTTTGTAACATTCCCATGTATGATGCAGTCAATACTCCTGCACTCCAAACAAGCACAAGAGCCTTCACAATCTCATTAAAAAAATCATGAATAAAATTTTTAGTCGTCTGCATGTGACTTTTTAGTTAGCAATTTTTTAATAACAGGTTTTAAAATGCTAACTGTCCGTTTAAATACTGCAGTGGCTGTAAGGGTGGCTGCAACAGAGACAGTAGCTGTCGTTGTAGCCGTAGCTAAAATTTCAGGATTAGGTAACGGGACAGACAAGTCGGTACCCGGTACATCAAAGTATTGAACCTCCGATTTAGGCGAAGGCTGTGGAATAGGAGGAAGCACAGGTTTAGGTGCTGGTTTTTCCTCCGTCTTTTCCTCTTCTGTGTTAACACCCTCTACACCGGGAGGTGGACGAAGGTCACTAGGAGGCACTACAAGCGGCTTGTACGAGGGTAAAACAGCTCTTGGTACCTCCAGTACCGGAGGGGGGAATACAGGTGGCTCAGGGAGCCGTAGAACCGGCAGTACCGGCGGCTGCCCTAAGTCCATCAGCCACCAAAAAGACCACGCTCGATGAAATCAACAGCAGCGTCATCTACAGTGTTGTCTGATTGCTGTGCAAGTTTACGTAGCAAATCCACGATCAACCGCTTTACACTGTCGTTATTAAGGAACGACATCAAGATGGGACGGATAAGTGCAATCATTGTTCAATACGGGTAATGGTTTTTAAATTACCAAGGCACACCAATGGCTCTGGTAGGTGGAGTTTGTTGTTGTACAATTTGTTCATCAAGAGCTGTTTGAATCTCGGTAACTTTTTCGTCACCACCAAGAGCTTCTTTGACCCAACCAATAACAATTTCTTCGGTCAAGTCACTAAACTCAACAGTTACATCGCCTTCAAGACCGATGGAACCTTGACCACCAGCGAAGTAGTATCCGCCGTTTTCGCTGTTGGGGTTCAATTGATCAGACAATGCAGAGATAGTGTAGTGCACAACCTCAACTTTACCGTCAGCGATATTAAATTCAAGGTTTGCGACTTTCCAGGTGTAAGTGTTAGCCATTGTAAATGAGTAATTTTTAAAAGGGTGAAAAGGGTGTGACCAAGTTAAAGGTCGGTCACCCACCTTGTCTTAATAAAGACTATCAGGCTTGTCCAGCGGCAATAGCGGCGTTAAGAGGACCAAGATCTTCGGTCGTCCAGAAGTCCTTAGCAACCATAATTTCCAGGTGCTCAACGTTGCGAGCAATACAAGCAACTTCATCTTCATCACGCTCAGCTTGAGCAAGCAGGTCGTTAATGAGGGTTACGCTGTCCATAGCAGCAGAGTAGTGCTTAGCGATTTGTTCGGCAGTAAGAGTTTCTTCCATGATTGTTCTCAGTTAATTAAAAAAGAAAAAAGGGGGTTAAAATGATCAAAGTCCAGCCGCATCAAGGCGAGCCTTTAATGCAGCGTTTTCGGCAGAGAGTTCCTGCACTGCTTTTACCAGCACAGGGAGCAGCTTGCCGTAGCTTGCTTCAAGTTTTTCAGGATTACTATCGTAAACCAACCCAGGAATAACCGTATTGGTTTCTTCCTGTGCAGCTTGCAATTCTTGTGCAATAAAACCAGTATCAGCGTCACCAACCTTAGCACCATCTCGCATGTCCCAAGTAAAGGACACAGGGTTCAATGCTTTAACAAAGTCAAGACCGGCTTCAAGGGGTTTAACGTCAGTCTTATCACGACCGTCCGAGATAGCTGTAATTGAGGTAACAGCACAACGCAGGGTTGCAACGGATGCGTTACCCAACGTAACTTCGTTAGTAGCAGTTGCGCTGCTTGCGTCAGCATCAAAACCAATACAAGTAAGGTTAGACCCAGTTGTGATAGAGTCACCGGCTTGGTGACCGATAGCAACGTTGCTGTGTCCAAGAGTGTTTAAATAGAGGGCTTGATAACCGTTAGCAACGTTGTTGTATCCAGTGGTGTTGGAGTAAAGGGTATCTCGACCGATAGCAACGTTGCTGGGTCCAGTAGTGTTAGAGCGGAGGGCATTGTAACCGTTAGCAGTGTTGCTGACTCCACTGGTGTTGGAGTAAAGAGAGTGGTAACCAGTAGCGGTGTTGCCGCTTCCAGTGGTGTTTAAGTTGAGAGCTTGATAACCGTTAGCAACGTTGTTGGCTCCAATGGTGTTGGAGTAAAGGGCACTGTAACCGGTAGCAACGTTGCTGGATCCAGTGGTGTTGCTGTAAAGGGCTTGGTAACCGTTAGCGGTGTTGCTAACGCCAGTAGTGTTAAAGCGGAGGGCTTGAAAACCGTTAGCGGTGTTGTTGCTGCCAGCAGTGTTAAAAGCAAGGGTAGCGTAACCGTTAGCAGTGTTGCTGTTGCCAGTAGTGTTGCTGTAAAGGGCTTGTAAACCAGTAGCAACGTTGTTGGCTCCAGTGGTGTTTAAGTGGAGGGATTGGAAACCGGTAGCGGTGTTGTTGATGCCAGTGGTATTGTTTAAAAGGGCTTGAGTACCGGTAGCGGTGTTCTGGTATCCAGTAGTGTTAAAGTGGAGGGCTTGGCTACCGTTAGCAGTGTTGTTGGCTCCATTAAGGTTAAAGTAGAGAGCTTCGTTACCGGTAGCGGTGTTGTTAAGGCCAGTGGTGTTAGAGCGGAGGGCATTGAAACCGTTAGCGGTGTTAGCAGCGCCAGTGGTGTTTGCGCGAAGAGCGAAATAACCAGTAGCAGTGTTGCTGTAGCCAGTTGTATTAGTGAAAAGAGCGTCCGTACCTGTACCGACGTTACCAGTGCCGGTAGTGTTAGCTTGAAGACAATTATGCCCAATAGCGGTATTACCACTAACAGTATTAGCTTGTAGAGTATGATAACCTACAGCT